TCGCATCGCCTGGATCGTCACCGATCCATGGATGCCGTAGCTGCCGTCCAGTGCGGCTATGGCCGCTTCGGCAAGCGCCTTGGCGGCGGCGTAGGTGGTCGCAATCGCGGTAACGTCGAATGTTGCGGCCGACATGCCGGCATCGGCGCCCAGTGTGCGGATCGGCTCGATGTTCTGCACCTGGTACACCAATGCCGGCAGCGCGCTGCCTTGCAGCCGGCTGCTCGGCGAAATCCGATTTCCGCAGATCGCGCCGACGCCAGCGTCGTCTGCGAGCAGTTCGTAGATCGCGGCCTCGATCGTCATTGGATCACCACCCCATCGATCAGCATCACGTCTTCCTCTTCGCGCTCCCGGACAATGCTGGTCACCTGGATGCGCGTGCCGCGATAGTCCAGCACGCTGGTGGCGTCGATGCCGGCGTTCGTGCCGGATCGCCATCTGGTGCGGATCTGGTACAGCGTCCGCATGGCTGCGCCATCCCCGTAGGTGGCTTCGGCGGCGCCGGCGGCACGGACCTCGGCGTAAACCGTCGGGCCTGGCGTCAGCGTCTGCGATCGCTGGCCGTAGCTGTCCACGCTCGAGGATGGCGTGAACACCTGCACACGGTGCCGAAGCTGTCCGCCGCTGATGTAGCTCAATCCGGTGCCTCCGGCGATAGCGTCGGCACCTGGTAATTGTCGAGCGTGGCGCGGACACCAAACGGCACGCTGGACAGGTTCAGCATGCTGATCGATTCGGGATTGACGTAGTAGCCGCCGGCGAGGCGGCACACCGCCAGCTGCAGGTCCGCCGGTATGGCGCCGGTGGCGTATCCGCACACCCAAGCGATCGACACCAGCGGCTTGTCTGCGTTCAGTTCCGGCAGGTCGCCGAAAAACCGCACCACCGCCAGCGCGCTGTCCTGCTCGATGTTGTAGTTCGCGGTGGTCAGCGTCTGCGTGGCGCCGCCGGTGTCTCGGTACGTGATCGCCGAGATTGAATCGAACGGCGGAAACGGCAGCGGCACCTCGTCGAACCACCGCCGCATCTGCTTCGTCTTCGTCTGCTGCGTCAGCAGCCGCCTGGTGTGCCGCTCGGCGAACTGCTGCGCGGCGTCCAGATAGAACGACAGCACCGCGTCATCGTCGGGGAAATCGACGCGCAGCATGGATTTCAGCAGGCTGATCGGTAGTGCTGCCATGGTGAGAAAGGCGGCGCCGCCGCTGCCGTGCAGACGGCGCCGCCCGTTTCCGGGGCTAGATCAGGCCATCTTCAACGTGCAGAACGCATCATCGTTGGTTCGCAGCGCGTCAGTGCGCTTGACCACCTGCATAGCGATCTGCCATTTATCCATCGCCGAGTACGGATCCGAAGTCATTTCGGTGGCGCCACGATCGAAGATTTCGTAGTAGCTGAAGTTCCCGTACACCGCCACGACCTTGCCGGTGGCGAGCGCGTCCACATACGGACTGATGTAGTACGGGATCCCCATGATGGTTCCGGGCGGGCCGCCGGCGAGCAGCGTTTCGGTGCTGGATGCAAGCCACACGTAGTTGGAATTCTGCTTGATCTTCCGCAGCTGCTCGATGACTGCATCGCTGGTGACGATCACAGCGCCGCGCCGGTACTGCACCGGCAGCGTGTAGATCCAGCTGATGATGTCATCCGGAACCGTGATGGTGGCCGTCTGCGCGCCGCTCAAAGTCTTGTTGTAGGTCGGCAGATCGCCGACGGCGCAAACGCCTTGCGGCATGCCGCTGCCGGTGCCATCCCAAAAGTCTTCGTCCTGGTCGGCGGCGATCGCCGCCACCATCTTGTCCATCACGTACGCTTCCAGATCGATGGTGGAATCGGCGAGCAGTTCGCGATTCGCCACCACCCGCGATGCGTACTTCCAGGCGCCGACGGTGGCCTGTCCGAACACCGGATCGGAAGCGGTGATCGACACGCCTTCGCCGATGATTGCGGCCGTCGGCCTCGAAACCTCAAGCGGAATCTTGCGATCGTCAGGCGTCTGCCGAACGGTGGCGATCTGGCGGATCACCGAATCCTGGTACAGCTTTTCGACCACGCGCGCCTCAGTGGTCTCGGGAACGGTGTAGCCGCCGTACGGCGAACTGCCGGTGCCGGTGGACAGCACGCGCAGTTCCTCGCTCGCCATGCCAGTGCGCATATAGCGCTGCCAGGCGGCGCGGTACTCGTCGCCTGCAACGTCCGCAACCGCTCGCGCGGCCTGGACGATGCGGCCGACAGGCCGCTCCAAAGACGCCTTCACGCCGGCGAGCGATGCGGCGCGGTCCGCCTTCGACACCTGCCGCATGATTTCATCGGCGTCCGCCATCACACGATCGAACCGCTGTTCGGCCTCCGCCGTCAGGTTGTCGTCGCCGGCCGCCTGCAGGATCTGCTCTGCCTCGGCGATCAGGCCGGCGCGCTGCTCCAGCAGCTGTCGCTTGTTGTCCATGTCAACGTGTCCTGGCCAGCTGTAGCCGGCGCTTCAATGTGGCCACCGCAGCACCGTGCCGCAGCTGGCTAGTGGTTTGTGGATACGCGGCGTCAGGCACCGCGCTGATTTCGATCAGGTCAACGGCGAGCAGGTTCCTAATCCGCTCGTCGCCTCGCTGTTCCCAGCGGTCTTCAAGCACGCGGAAACCAAAGCTCACCGCGCCGCTGAGAACGCCGCGCTGCATCAGCTCGCGAACATCGTTCCCGCGCGTGGTCTCGGGCAATTCAAAACTGAACCGCAGGCCGATTTCATCCTCGCGCAGGTTCAGCGTGTCAGGCGATCGGGCCAGCACCTCGCCGGCCTGGTGGTTCCATAGCGCCCACACGCCGCCGGCGCGGATCGAATCCGCGAACGCGCCACGGTTCACGAACTCAGTGAACGTCCTGCCGCGCGCATCGGTCAGCGGCAGGCTCGGCCGGTTGAACACTGCGGCGTAGCCGGCCAACGTCTTGCCGTTGGTTTCCAGGTTCATGCCGCGCCGAATCTCAATCATTAGCATCGGCTCCAATTCTTTGAGGCTCTGGCGCTGGCGGCTCGATAGTCGTGGCCGATGCAATCATCGCGCTCACCTCCGAAGCGTTGAAAAACTGGCCGAACGCCTTCAGGATCAGAATCTTGGCGGCGTCTGGCGCCATGGTGCCAGCAGAAACTGCTGCGACTACTTCCTGTAAAGCGGTGACTTGCGCGCCATTGAGCGCGAGCGCCTGCACATCGGTGCCACCAGCCTGCACATCTGCAGCTGGCTGATCTGCCTCCGTCTGCTGCGGCTGCGTGCTGGTGTTGACTGGAGTAAGCGGTTCGTCCAGGCCAGGCAGTGTTGCGAGGCCGAGACGCTGGCGGGCCTCATTACGTGTGAGCAGCCCCGCTTCGACAGCGGATCGGAGCGCCACCACCTGATCGCTGAACGAACCTTTCAGCAGTTCGCGCGTGTCGAACATCAGCTGCTGGCCAGGCGGCAGCAGCTTGCGGCGAACTTCGTCCGACCAGATGGCCGTCCAATGCGACAGGCAGCCATCCCAGTAGCTCCGCGTCAGTTCGACGATCGTCGCGAACGTCGATCGCGAGTGTTCCGCCAGGTACACCGTCGGCACACCAAACAGGCGGCTGACTTCCTGCACGCTGTAGTTGCGTGCCTGCTGCCACATCTGATCCTCAAGTGACTGGTTCAGCCGCTCGATTTTCATGCCTTCGCCCAGCACCAGCGGCTTGCCGGCGTTCTCCGGCCCGGCGTGCTTCGCCTGGTAGCTATCCAAAATGCCTTGGATCGCCGCCGGCGAGATTGCGCCGGGATGGATCAGCGCCAGCTTCGGCACGCCGGCCTGCGCGTACAAACGGCCGCCGGTCTTTTCCATCGCTCGCATCAGGCCGAGCGCCTCGCGTGCCTGCCTGATCGGCGATTCTCCCCACAGGCCATCCCGGCCCGGCGCTCGGATGTGCAGCACATCCTCGACTTCAAGGCGGCCGGCGGTGTGGTGCGAATACCAGACGCCTTCGGTGCTGGTGTGCAGCTGCACATCACCCGGCAGCATCGGCATCAGTTCCACCACCTCGCCGCGCCCGTTCCTGACGATCTGCGCGAACGCATTTCCCCACCGCAGCACGTGGCTGGTGAGCGTTCGCCGCAGCTCGAATCCTGACATCCAGCGGTTCGCGTCCAGGCCGAGCAGATCCGCGATCGGGGAATCGATCGGCGC